CCGGGCGTTGTGGCAGTGAACGGGCTTGGGGCTGCAGGTAGGTCACTTTTCAGGGCAAAAGTATCCGGGGCCGAGCCAATAGGAAAATAATACACCCTCCCGCGCACGACGATACTATCCATATGGAATTCGGTCACCGCACCTAATCCATCTTCCAGGAACACTACACCATGATCATTATCGGCACTTCGCCCCAGCACCGCCTTTTCAATCGATGAATCGCCTGGATCAGTAACGCGCAAAGTAGCTTGTGAGCCGTTGCCATTTTGGGTGACCTGGTTGAGGGAGCCTATGCCCCCTATGCTACCGGAACCGACTACATTCCATTTCGCACCATTTCCGACGTAAAGGATCCCGTTCAGGATGGCCGTACCATCTTTGCTGAAGGTAGTATCGGCAGGGTGCATCAATACTTTTTTCGCCCAATACCGGTCAAGAGCATTTCCGTACGTGAACCGATAGTATATATACTTAGTGGTATCGTTGCCGGGACTTTGCCCAAATGACTGCGAAAAACTTATAAGGGCGATGAGCCCAACAATTATTTTTTTCATCTTAGTAATTTCGATATAGTATTAAAAAGCGTTCGCCATTCGGTCCTACGGGCGTTCCCAGACCTATCGTAATTCCATCCCATGTATATTCAGTAGTTCCAGATTGATTGCTGGCTTTATATAGTACGTTGTTCTCGCGAACTACAAGCATTATCTTTTTGCCTTTCAAGGCATCGATGGTCAAAGAAGTAAGGCCGGCTGCGGCATTGTATGAGATATCGTACATTAGCATATCCGTATCGGTTGGGTTGTCTGAAAATCCATTGGATGGCACCTGACAAACATTCTGCGAGAACATAATGCGAATGCTTATGTCTATGTAACACCCGGCATATAAGTCATTTTCCGACTCGTCAAAAAGTTGCAGGCTTGCATCCGTGCTTATCTTCCAGTCATCGAATGAAGGAAAATTCATCTGAGCTAAAATGTCCATGGCCACACTGAGCATATCAGATTGCACATCGTCCAGGTTTGTCTTCGCGTCAGCGCTCACGTTAACCAGATCCGCAAAGAACATTCTATAATTCAATGTCGTTGCGTGACTGCCGAGGCTAATTGAGCCGCCTCTATCTTGCAGACATACGCCAGGGTATAGGGCGGTCTTGTCTGCAAACCAGTCACTTACCAGCCCTTGCCGGAAGCCCCTGACTTGTTTGTGCGCCAGCGATATTCCTTTGATCCTTCGTATTACCTGATTGAGTGTCATGCTGTTTGCTTAGATATAGCTTCAGTTTTTCTTCGTTCTTTTTATTAATTTTTTTCGACATGACTAAGGTTTATAAGGCTGTCCATTGAACCCCATTTCATTACACCATGGATCGCGGTCCGCATCACCCAGGTAGATCGGCATCGTGAACTGCTTATGGTTGGGCGTTACTGTATCGATGGTGCTGCCCGGATTTACATACTCTGTATATTTTTGCAACCTTGACGATTGATCGATAAGGAACAGCTTCATTCGATTAGCGTAATACTCTGCCCGGTCCTTATATTCGGATGCCATATCTATCAACTCACTCATTGATGGAAGCTCCGTATCTTGACCCTGTTTCCTAACCATGCCCTTGTTCCAAAACTGATAACTTAACGTTACCGGCAATTTTGAAAGGGTGAAATAAATGAGTGTGTCTATAAGGTATTCGTCTATAAGGTCCTTATAATCCTTATTTGCGGTCAGTTCAATATCTCCAGATGCTACAAGGTTCTGCAGCTTGTCAAATAATGCGCTACCAAGGATTGGCTTTATATACCTGTCCTGGCAAAACTTTATATCCGGATAGATCAACTTTGCATCGATGTTACCGTGGATCATCGACCTCTCCTTTAAAATGGCGTCGCTCAGTAATAAAATATTTGCGCTCATTCGTCACCTCCCTTTTTTACCACCACGTGGCTGACCCAGCGGTGCCTGCATTCTGGCTTATCTCCCCACCATCCCCCTTTCCGATCAAACACACTATACCCCAACCTGGCTGATATCTTTTCTATTTCGGCGCGGGAGTACAGCCGCCTCAGCGCCAGCATACGCCTGCAAAAAGGCCGCGTATTTTCTATTATTGGGGGACCGATACCCGGTTTTACTTCGTAGCTGTATTTGACATAGATCTGCGTAGGTGGTACTTTGGTAGTCGGCGGCGGAGCGGTAATATCAGCCGCATCAGGGATGGTGCGCTCAATAATCTCATCTGCTCCATCCATGGAAGAAGACTCTTCAAGAAGACCGCGCTTTTCCAGACTGGAAATTTTATTTTCCACATATGCCCTGGTTTGACCAATGGTCTGCGCAATCACATCGGGCGTAATACGCTTATCTTTCTTGATCAATTCCAATATCTTATTCTCTGTGGCCGTTACGTCATATGTCTTAAAGGCAGCCTCCATGAAAATAACTTCGTCGCCGGCCAAATCTTCCTCACTATCAAACTTTACTTTTTTCGTCTTGATTATCTCATAGTCATCCCGCGCATCGCCGCACGCATCAAACAAACCAATTACGGCGTCTATCTTTTCATCTTGACTCATATCCTCAAAGGCCATGGCCGATACCGGAATGATGCCTAATAGCTCGTTGATATCGCTTTCCCCCAAACCATAGCCGGTCCTAAGCAACGCCTTTGCAGCCATGTCCGTTAATTGTCCTTTGGCATGCTGGCGCATTATCCGCATTACCTGCTGATGCTGCTTGGCCGTAAGATTGCGTATGGCGTCGTTGACGGCAGATTGTTGCTGCTCTGCGACCGGCGCCGCTGGCGTGTGTACGGGGACAGTAGGATCTGTCGGCTTATTGTCTGAACCGATATTAGGCAAGGACCACATATTTTGCGGAACGCCCAGCTTTTCAAAAACCCAGGCTTTCGGCAGCGAGTTTATAAGTTCCTTCACATCGAACTGTACACCGACCGGATCGGTCGGCTGCAGTTTGTATTGTCCAGGAAAAACAGAATAGCCAAGTAAGAAATTAACCTCCTTGTCAAATGCATCCGCTTTCGCGTCTGCGTAGGTGCTTCGAAAAATGTTATAGGCTAATTGAAGCTCCGTATTCCCGCCGAGCTGCCCCTCTGTCTTAATGCCAAATAACATGGGGCTTGTCACCTGGTGCCCGCTCAATATCTCCTGCTGTACGGTCTTATTCAACTCCACAAACATCTTATCCAGCTCGGAGCCGGATAGGTCCTGCACATCGACCGTTTTGTCCTTTCCGCCGGCATTGAACACCAGCACAAACTTTCCGGCATTTTCAGCGCCCGCAAATTTCCTGGCAAAACTTCTTTCCAATGCGCGTTTCTTTTCCTCGCCCGGATCCCCCATATAAAATTGCAGCATCTTGGAAGGCATCATGCCGTTGCGGATAGAGGACAGGTAAAACTTGCTGATCTCGATATCCGTCTCTACGTAATTGTTGCAGGGGATGTAATCGGGCAGCGGGTAGTATCGCTGACCGGGCCTATACTCCTTATAGGCATATATCTGAGAGGTAAACGGTTGCGATGGATCAAAAGAAGGTATGAAGATCGCCTCCTCTTTATTGTTTTCCGTAATACGGCCTCCTATATCTTTGATCGTCCATTGCTCCTTCCACCAGAACCCGCCATTTTTTCCAACGCGGATCGTATTCCAATCGACATGATAAACCTCACATACTTTTCCTTGGCGGTTATATAATACTTCGAAATAGAAACCGCCATACATGCGGGTGTCCAGGATAGCTTTCTTCGAGATATCATTCAATGATTCTCCGAGGCGGTTTATGACGAAATCTCCATTCTCGAACCCCTTCCCATAGATGTATATAGCCTTACCCCCGATAATGGCGCCGTGCTTGCTCGACTTGTCGAATAGATATGTCAGGTATTCCGGATACGCGTTGTTCTCTCCGTACTTTATGTAGTCCTTATTGCGGGCTTCCTTAAAGACGGGGATTGCACTGTCGGCAAACTTCAGTACCGTAACACCGACGGGGCTATAATCGTCATCGTCAATGTCCGCTGTTACCGGTATAGTCATTGCCTCAGCCATTGTATGCCATGTATTGGGTGGAGGAATTATACATTTGATAAGAGAAGTCCGCAGACCGGTTGAATATCATTTTCCCATACTCTGTCACTGATCCCGCCCGCGCCGGATCGGTATTGACCGCGTCCGCCTGTTCATAGACCACATAATGCCATTCGCCGGTATTTTTTCCTGCGAATAGTACAGACGGATCGATGGTGAATTGGTTATACCTAGCGGGATAGCTGCTTTCATCATCGCTGTTGAGCTTAACGAAAGCCACCTGGTCCTTTGTCGTTACGTGCGTGAATACGAATAGATAGTTGGGCGCTGGCAGGGTTACGAGCTCTGTCAGCGTCAAGATAATTGCAACGGCCGTATCATTCTGCTTGAATTGCAGCATATAGGCTTATATATATAAATCCGATTTTTGTTTCAAAAAGAAACCCGGCCAGTAGACCGGGTTATTCAGTTTTATTATGAGCGGGGTATTACCCGGGCGTCTGTAGGGTTGCGATCACAGCGGCATCAACGAAGGGGGCCAACTGCAGCTCATTCCCGGTAAAGTCCAGGGTATAACCATTGCGATCCCCCCAGGCCGTGCCGGTTGATGCGGTACCGTTCAAAAGGCGTAGACCGTACTCCCGGCCGAACAGTCGGTAAGTTTTATTATTGTCCATGGCTATTGCTGCCAGTCTGTTGACGGCCAGCAAAAGGATCTCATTGCGGACGGCTACCTGCTGCTTATTGAGAACGATGTTCCCTTTCTGCGGATAAAAGGTCGTGCCGTTTTGAATGCTGCCGGTGATCGTTTCTTCGAAGAGGGCCGTTTCCTGGACCAGCTGGTACTTGCGGAATACCTTCCCCGTCAGCTTGGTTATGGCCGTAATCGTACCGCTGCTTTCCGTCAACGAAGCGATATTGTCCAACTCGATAAAATAACACTCCTTCACACCGCCGACGCCTACGTCGCAGCCTATGTTGTAATCCTGGGTAAGTGCGCAATTCGCCATAAAGTATATAATGAAGGGCGGTTTTGAGCCGCCCTATGGTGATAAGATATTACGGTACGAGCTTGAAGGTGCTGATCTCATCGGGGTAGGCTACGTTTACCCCGTATTTGAAACGAGCCTTGAAGCGCAGGTAATCCTTGAACTGATCCGGCATAATGGTCCATTTTTCCCACTCGTCTTCCAGGTCGGTGCCCGCCCACATGTTGGACGTGCGCAGCGCGTAGACCCGGTTGGTGCCGTCCAGGCCATGTACAGCAGTGAGCTTGTATACGGTGCCGGGGATGACCACCTCGCCGTTCTCTGCCTTCACTTCGCTGCCAGAAGGGGCGAAATTGAACAGATTCTTTTCCGTATAAGAATCCATGAACAGGTTGAAGAAGTCCCAGCCGCAGAAAATGCGGATATCACTCTTGCCAGTTACGCGGGCAGGAAGGCTTTTCCACATGGCCGATACGATAGCCCGGATATTGGTGCTGGTGATGCCGCCGCCGGCTACGGTCACCTGGCCGCCGGTCACATAAGTTGACGTGTTGGCGAGAATCGCCGTTCCGGCAGCATCGATCAATTTGATGAACCCGTCGAAGCGTTTCAGGTTGGCGTTTCCGCTGGCGGTATCGCCTTGCCAGATAGCCGTCTCCAGCTCCTCGGAAATGATGCCAGATTTAAGGTCGGTGTATTCCTTTTCGAAGGGTATCTGCTGCAAGCCGCTACCTATAGCCAGCTTCTTACTCAGGTACTTCTTTTCCAGGTCATCGACGCAAATGTCCTCAACAACGGCAATTTTGCCTACCGTTACCGTCCGTTGGGTCAGCGAAGTTGTACCGCTGGAAACCCGCGTACAGCCGGCGCCATCCTGGAAGATTGCATCGGTAGACAGTTCGTTGATGGTTTCAGCGTTCTTTACGCCGGTCATGACGTTACCCTGGGCGCGGATAAGGTCCGACGTTTTACTTAGGAATAGAGAGCGGGTAATGAGCTCGGTCTCATTTTGCTCTGTATAATCGGTGAGTGCGCTAACGTCAAAAGCCATTGGTATAAAAATTTAATGTGGTTTCAGAAATTATTTCAGCGGTAATTATTTAGCCTTCAGTTCTTTAATAGAATCCGCGATCTTAGAAAAACGATCCTCTGTCTTTTGCTTTTTCTCGAACTTTTCTTTTTTCGGTCCGGTAAGCGTTTTGGGATCGGTAACAGGAACGGCGGCCAGTTCTTCGGTCAGTGAGAAAAGAGCTTTCAGCTTTTCTTCCTGCTTTTTGATCGTTACGTCTTGCGCTGTAAGTGCAGCCTGGGCGGTTATCAAATCCTGCTTATAGACTTGCAAAGCAGCATCGGCCGTAGCCTTCTGTTGAGATTCGCGTATCTGCCATCCGAAGTTGTATTCCATGAGCGCCTTGCACACTATTTCCAAATTGGCGATCCTATCTTCAGGAGTGCCGTCAGCGAATTTGTCCAGGAAGGCTTTTGCGCCTTCAGGCGTCATTTCAAACTTTGCGGGTGGTGTAATGGGTGCAGGTGCGGGCGGTGCCGGAGGAGGCGGGGGTGGAGTTGGCTTTTTAGCTGCGTCCATCGGATCGGGTGCCGCTTGTTCGAGGGGTAAACCGGGGCCGGTGCCATCCGCATCAGTAACGGCCGTTACCATTCCGCCGGTGACAGTAAAGCTGAAATCCTTTCCTGTCACCTTGTATGTGCCGTCGGGATAGGGTGTTGTGCCGGCTGCGTCCGTGTACACCTTGTCGTTGGCGTCGATATCGGCCATGCCGTCATCGGAACAATCCACAAAAACTGTAGATCCGCCGTCAATGGGATAGCTGAACATAACGGGCGTAGCAGGAGGGGCAGGCGGAACATCCGCAAACAGCGCCCTTATCTTGTCAATGATTTCTTTAGCTTTGCTCATAACCGTATATATTAATCTTCAATGCTTGTTTCACTTAGGAGGTACATGATCTTGTTAAGCACCTCTTCCGCTGACATTTTCACCTTGCTGACCGGCAGGTAGGCAAACAGCCCTTCCACGCTGAAACCCTTTATGTCACCGGATTTCACCTTTTGCCAGACAGCGTCATTGTTTACTTTTGCGGAAATGAACCAGGAGCCTTCCGCCGTATCTTCGAAGCCGGCAGGAGCGTTGATGCCCAGAGTGGAATCAGTCACGAACGAATTGAAGATGGTCACGTCAGATACCTGCTGTTGGTCATCATGGAACATGTTGAACTTCTGCATGAAGCCCTTGGCGGAGAACTTTTCTACAATGGATTGAATACCATATTTGTCGAAAACGACGTAATACTCGCCGAGCTTATCGTCCTTGCGGTAAATGGGCATGTCCGCGATCATAGCAGGCCCGGAGATGATACGGCGCTCCTCATTGAGGGAAAATTTGGCCTTGCTTTCGTGCGCCTTAAATGTTTGGAAATTCTTTTCGATGGCAGGCCTGTCCACCAGGCCAATGAAATTGACCTCCAAATCGGAGGTAATAGCGGGATCAATCTCTGCCTTGTATACCTGCAACTCCATGGCCATAAATAGCCGAATGGAGTATTTGTTTCACTTAACCACCCCCCAGCCTGGCGGCCCGGTTCAACCGCTCATTGCGTTCATTGGCATCCCTCACATCCGAATCAAGTACATAAACCCGATTGCTGCTGGCGGTGGCCGTAGTTGCGTTCTGTGTTCCTGTAAATGTGGTGCTGATCTGCGCGGGCGTCGCCGGGGCCGACGTTGAAGCGCCAGAAATAGAAGGCGTAGATCCCGCGCTTGCCTGCCCGGGTACTTTCACTGCGATGATAGATTTCACGTTCTGTATGCCGGCGGCGACAGCAGCAGCAGCAGCAATACCGCCTAATACTGGTCCGACCACGGGGATATCCGCCATGGCATTGTATGCCTTAACAGCGGAGGAGTAGGTATCTATTGTAGCCTGGGCAATGGCAAATGCTTTCCCGATGGCCGTCTGCTTTCCTGCTATTGCGGCCAGGTTGCCAAAGCCCTGCCCTACGGAATCGACTAATCTTTCATTCGCTTTTTTCTCTTCCTCATGAATTTTTATGCGGGCGTCCGCCAGCTCAGCAACCTTATTATTATACTCACTCTCGCTGATGATCTTATCGGAAAGCTGCTGCTGAAACAGCACCTTCTCCTGATCCAATGCCTCATATCTTATGAGGAAGGACATTTTTTGATTATCGGCTATGCGCTTTTGGATAGCGATCTCACTATCGGTTCTTGCCTTTTCATCCTCCTTCCGGAACTTCTCTTCCAGCTTTTGATTCTCAGCATGGAACTGTTCTTCTAATGCCGTCCTTATCTGCTGCAGATGATCGGCATTATCCTTATAGTTTTTGGCAGCATCAGCCAACTGCTGTGCGTAGGTAATCTTCAATTGGGCGCGTTCCGCCTCACGATGGTCGGTTAATCCATCAGCAGCCGCCTTGCCCTTGATCGTATTCAGCTCCTTTTGAAAGGCAGCCTCTTTGTCCGCAATGTCTTTATTATGTTTGTCCCGCAGATTATCCAACTGGAGATTCTGCGCCTTATCGAGTTCCGCATTCAGCTGAGCCAACTGACCAGCACTAATTTTTTTCTCCTGCAAAGAAACATTGTTTGCCCTCTTCTCCTCGGCTATGCGGTTGAGTATCTGCTTTTGTTCCTTCTCATAAGAATCTTTAAGCAAAGCGAGATCATTCTCCTCCTGTAGCTTACGCAGCTTGTTGGTAAACTCCAACAATTCTTCCCTGCGTTTTTTGGCTTCCTCTGCCGCTTTTCGCTGGGCCTCCTTCTGTTCCGCCAATTCCTGTTTGGTGGCCTGGGTGATCTGCTTCCTTATTGCACGGATCTCGTTTGCATTCTCTGTCTCTACGCGGATTTGATCAATCTTTAATTTATTGATCTCGTCCATATTTTTAAGCTCCCCGTCCTTCTGCAGTGTCAACTGGGCTATCTTGTTTTCAGTCGTCCTTTTTGCCAGATCGACATCCTCCTTGGCGTTCTGCTCCGACGCGGCAAGCAACTCTTTTAAGGCTGCTTTTCGCTGCGCAATAGGAACGTCTTCGTCCTGCGTCTGAGATCGCAATACCGCAAGCCTTTTTTGTCTTTCAGCCTGCTCCAAATCATTTTTAAGCTGCTCCTTGTGAAGTTCCTGGGCCTGCCTGGTGAGCTCAGCCATTTTGTTATAGGCTTCCGTAGCCGCACCTACAACCTGCTTTATTTCATCCACCGCTCCCGAGAAGTCAAAGGAAAAGAATTTCACCAAGGCACTGGCCAGGTGGCCGATGTTGTCGAACAGCGCTTGCGCTGCTGCCTTGATCCCGCTGAATATTTGTTCAACCTTTTCCGCTCCTTCGAAAGTGTTGGTAAAAGCCTTGTAGAGCAACGTCAACACGGCAACAATGGCCGTCAGGATCAATAAGAGTGGGTTTGCGGCAAGCGTTTTGAATATACTATTCACCTTACCCCCGCCTTCCGCAACGGCATTAAGGGGTCCAGGAACGGACGCAATACCTTCTTTCAGCTTTCCAAATCCACCGCTCCCCTCTTCCGCTGCCTTTCCCAGGTTCTTGGTAGCTTTCTGTAGTTCGTCCTCCGCCGCCTTCAGCTTATTAAAGGCTGCCACGGATTCAGCGGTACCGGCTTTCGTGTTCTCAAACTCCGTCCGCAGGTCTTTTACATCCTGCTTCATCTCCTTGATGATCTTTCCGGCCGGTTGCGCTCCGGAAGCGTCTACTTGTAAGGAGGCACCTATGACTACATTGTCTCCCATCTATTTCTTTTTAACGGTTTCCATAATTCTTTTACGCTCTTCCGCTTCGTATCTGCTCAATTCCTTTAAATAAATCAGATCATTGAAAGCCTGGCGTATGGGCAGTCCGTATGCCTGATCCAGGGTAATGCGCTCATGATCTGCAATTGTCGTCGCAGAGTAGATCCATCCGAAACGCCGATTGAATTGCTGCACCTCCTGCCCGTCAGCATACATGTCCTCGTCCAATCCGAACAAGGCATTATAGCTTTTGATAAACTCGCTGAACCGATTCATGAAGAAATTCAATGACGCCAACAGGTCTGTTACAGGCTGGCGCAAGAAATAATCCGCCCTTAGCGGGTGACCGTCGCTTTTGTATGGCTCGTCCCGATAGGCCGCAATACTCGCCAATGCCAAATGCCCATTATGAACGGGCTGCTGAAGAAAGTGGCGCAATTCAACAAACTGCCCCAGTGTCATATCGGCAGGGTCATAGTTTATCCTATATGGCCCTATGCGCTCTCTTACTTTTCCTTCTGGTTTAGCAGACAAAATGTCTGATGCCCTTTTAATAAGCGCTGATGACTTTTTTCGATCCATATCACCCAACTGGAAATCAGTCAGGCCAAATATCTCACAGGTGCAATACAATACCTTATCCAGTTCGTCCAGCGAAGGGTCTTCATTGATTCTATCAATTCGCTGAAAAAGAAAAAGCGATATGTCTTTCCATGATCTCATGCAGGTGTCTTGTAGATAAAATTGAATCGTTCGCCAGGACTACCAATTGCAACGCCTAATGTAATATCACCGGTAGTATTATCGAAGATGAACTCAGCCGAGTCGGGGCTGCTCGTTACCTCATATAGGCTACCCGATTCGCGCGTCGCAAGGACGATCTCCTTTCCAACCAGGGACGGAATATTGATTACCGTACCCTCTGAACCCGTAGCAATATATTTTACCTTGTATGAAGCGAATACGGCTTTTGCCTGTGCTACAGTCATTTTCCCTGATACACCGGTACCGGGGTCCGCCAGCGGAATAAGCTGTGTATTGTTTGCCGCAGTAGCGTCCGTTACCGGATCAAGCGCATTTACTTTTCTTTGGCCCATATCAAATATTTTTTACTCCCATATAAGTTCATCTGTATCGTTTGCCATCAATGCCCCCGTATCATTCCACAATAATGCATTGTCGCTCTCCGCCGTATTGCCTAATGGATACCGGTAGTTGGTATTTATGACTCGCAACAATTCCACCTGACACGTATCCGGTTTGCTGGCATTATAATCTGTGATCTTGTTCAATCTCCATAAGACGCCGTCCACTATTTTAAATTGAGAGAACCGAAGAGCAGCAATGTCTAGCGGCGTTAAATAAAATCTTGCTGACAGGAGCTTGCTATCCTTGTCGGTGGTTTCGACCATATACAATGACCAGTACAAATTAAATTGCGTATGATCCAGGGCGGCCGCCGCTACCAGTTCATAGAAAACTTCTTTTAGTCCACCAAAGTTCAGATCATCGCTGGGATTATCGGGATTATCGTAATGGCCCGCATACCCATAGGAGGTATAACTACCTAGCACGGTTGTTCCGTTTTGTATATTCCAAGAATCTATACCAGTGATATTTTTGGTTTGTAAGATGCGGATCACACTATCCGTCCTGTCTTCTGTATCGCTGGACTTTTTAAATATCGTAGAGTATACCTTTTCTTCTCCCTGATATCCCACCAGCGGAGTAGGCGCGAATATTATTTCAATATCTGTTGTGTTGCTTGAAAACTCGAACTCCGTATCGAATACGAATGACCCATATCCTTGGTTATATCTCTTTTGATAGATCTCATTGTAGTAGTCTGAATCAGATTTGTACTTAAAATTGTACAGTTTCGTATTAACCTCGGACATAGGCTTCACCTTCGCCATCTCATTACGGTCCATTTTCTGTGTCCAGTCTTCAACACTGCCAGCGCCTTGCTCAAAGAAGTTTACGAATGGGCGGATATGCATAAGCCGTTCATCAAAAGGGTCTTCATAGATATACAGATTGAATAACTTTACCAATGAAACGAGGAAATCAATCTGGCGAACATTTTGAGGAAGGGCATACTTCATTTGGATTGTCTCACCATACACAGCTGGAGCTAATATTGTTGCCGCAGTGGTATATTTAATGGTACTACCGGCTTCGCTCCACAAATCTTTAACACCGAACCCAGTTGCGGTGCCTATAATGTGTACGGAAAAATAATCCCCTGGCGAAAATGTAATTGATAGATGATATGTTCTTGTAAATAACACATCCGTAGTTCCTGTAATTGGGGTTGGGTCTGTGTAATAATCTGATCCGTTTATCCTAACGATTAACTTAGCAGAGCCAAAAACAGAAATAATATTCACCTTTCCTTTGAACGTAAGATCGAATGTTCCAGTGACAGGCGTCGAGCCGATGTACGTAAAGACCTTATTATCTGTAGTAGTGAATGACCCGCTAGGCGCAACTGGAAAATGAATGTCATTTTCTACTGTGCCGGTGCCCCAATGTAATACATTCTCCTCTGCGATGGTGTTAGCGTTGAAAAGTAGACCGGTCTTTGGCGCCAGTAAGTCCTTTTGTCCATGAGGAATGATCAGCCTTTTAAATCGATCCGTATCAAACAGTGGAGCGTCATACCGGAAAGAGGCCGCCGAGAATATCTTATCAATATACTCCCTTACATATAGAGCCGGCCGGAATGTACCAAATTGCCAATCTCTTTTGGGCCTTGCAACTACGCCCGTAACGCTGTACGTTCCGTAATCGATCATAGGGAAATAAACTCCTGATCCTGGGGCATTTGACCAGCTGGCGGAAATATTCGCCACTGTATAAGCCATATCATATGCAGAGAAATCAAGATCAGTGAGCAGTCCATTTGTCAGGGCCACGCTCAATGAAGTAAGCTCTCCGTTAAGAGCTACCTGGTATTCGATCCTGCCCTTATCCTTATCGATCTCCAACATGCGAAGCGTGCCCTTGAAGGTCTGGAAGTTGTCCTGGAATACGATGCAGCGGGCACTTTTGGAAGCGTTGAAGTTGTAGGCAATATTGGGAAGCGTTGGGTCATAGTCATTTGTTAACCCGGTCTCGAATATACCGCCGAAAATCGCATTGTTGTTGGCGGTCCCTGGCAGGACTATGGTTTTGCTCCAGGCAGTTTGCCTATGGCTGAAGTCTTTAATATCGTCGATAGCAAAGGTAAGCAGGCTGCTCATATCGGCTGACATGTCCAGGCGTTTCCCCTCTACAAATAACTCTGCTATCATCTGAACTGCGCATTTAATTGTTTTCCAAATTCTATATTAATCACCAGGCTGGTCAGGTCGTCATTTATCACTTTCTTGGCCTCATAGTTGGAATCCGTAATTACAATGGGAAAGAAATAACCGCCATCCTCTAAATATATCATTGGCGAGAGGAGCAGGTCCTGCAGCCACATATATTCTTCATCCGTCAGGATATCGCTGTTTAAGGACATCTTTTCTTTCCATAGGCTACTATATGTACTGCGCTCTTCGTTGAAAATGCCATTCGACGAACTATAAGACACTTGCCCTGAACCGTCGACTGTATAAGGCAGCCGACCGTAATCCTTGCGCTCGATCTCCAATGTCTTCCTGCTAACCTTGCTAAATATTTTGCTGTCGAAACCTCCATATTGATTCAAGAAATGGATTGTATACGGCTGATAAATCGGTTCGCAAAAAAGCTTAATAATATATGTCTGTGATCCTATTGTCACGGCGTAGGATGTCGTGGCAGCGGTTATGCAGCCAGCATGCAGCGCATTTAGTGCGATAGGCGACACGTTAAGAAGGTTCATATCCACAAGCGTAGGAGTGAACGATGTAGAGAATGCGGATCCGCCACCAGAAGGAGCCACACTGAATGATACCGCCCCGCCCGTATATTGGAAGTAAGGAATAAATAGAAAACTACTATTCAAGAAGGCATATCCTGTTGTAGGGCGATTACTTGTTACCTTTTGATTATTGGCCGCCAACAAACTGGTACCACTAATAAATCGCCCATTATAACTATTAACAAAGCTGCGCGGCGTATCGCCAAGTATGTTATATACTGGCGTATAGTTCCATTCTTCCCCAAAATGCATGTCCACGTTGACATAAAATTCTCCTTCTCCGAATGCCTGAGCTATTAAAATTCCAGGAGTAGGATTGAAGGCGGAGCTTAAATAGGCCCGGACAATGGAAGCTACATTGAACACACCAATACCCGTAACTGGATCAGGGACGCGCTTTAGCCGGGCGATTAAATTGCCTCCGATATAAATGTCCCCAATGAATTTGAAATTGGCATAAGTGGTAGGATCAGCGACCTTGTCGGCATCCGCAACCGTATAGATAAGATCGCCATGGATGGAACTATATATGGGAGGCGTGTAGTTTATCGTCAGTGCCATATCAGATGTTAGAGAGTGATTGAATAATATCTACCTTCAGGCCCTGGCTCAGTCGGTTGCCTATTTTCGTCCGTAGGGTTGATACGGCCTTATCCAAAAAGCCGGTAGGTTTGAGGCCGCGCTGTTTAATAGACCGGGCCACGGCATAAGCCTTATCCAGCTGGGCAATATTTTTCATCTTCACTTCATGGCGCCCATGTCCGGCATATTTCTTGACTGTACGGGTAGTAATCTTTCCCAGGTCGATCCATTTGGAAATAGCGTCATACATCTTGCGGGAAACGATCTCGTTCTTGAAGGAATAGCCAGCCGTACTGCGCCCGCTCCTTGTCCCCTTGACGCCCTTGTTAACGAATAGGCCATAATACGCCATCATCATATCTACCTGCATGATTGAACCCACTTGGTATGGTTCGTTGGCTATTAGCGATTCGCTGAGCTTGCCGCTGGCTACCTTATTCGAAGCATTAAGATTGGTCTGGCAGTCCTGGATGAGCTCACCGACGAGCAGGATGGCCTCAGACAACGTCTCTTTCGGGCGCAATGAATCCTTGCCTTCCGTGCCGATGGTATCTAAAAACCCTTCGGCCAGCGCTTCCGCCTGGGCTTTGCTGATGCTCATAGCATTAAATATGCGTGAGCGGTATTTGTTTCTGGGGATTAAGAGAGAGGGCGGAGATGTAAAAGCCCGTTCGTTCCGCCTATAACTTCGTGTCGGATACCCCGGTCGGCGGTATAGATAAGAAGACCATCTGCGTTGATGGTCAGGCAGTCGGATAGTTGCATGGACGGGGAAGGTACTAAAAACGTCCAACAAGAAGAAGCTCTGTTGTGAAAAATGGCCGCTTGTATTTGATTAATAAACACTTATCTCATCCCCGCTAATTGCGCAGGTTTGATATTTGTGCCAAGCTAAAGCAAGAGAAACTACGTCATCATCATGATCTCCGTCGGGCGCGGAGTACTTTACCCCGGTGCGGGTATATACCACCTCGAACTGTTCCAACTGGTGACGGATCTTGCCCGTGCCGCTGACGACATTATCGTCGTCGGGAATGTAGATTTTGCGGGATTGAATAGCCAGTGCCAGCCCTTCCATAAGTCGTTGCTTACTGATCTGGCTGAAGATATACCCTTCCACCTGGCTTTGGGTCTGCTCCACCTGGGAAAGAATCACATCACCCACGCCGGTGCTATCCATGGCCATTGGCTTGTTGGGCAGGTACTTTATACGTTCAACGGTATGGGGCCAGGATTGCTTCGTAAAATTGTCATAATGCGAGACATGCCCCAGCTTGTCCAGCCCCATGATCGAGACAGAATCTATCTTTCTGGCAAGGTCGATGCCATAACAGATGGCCGGTTGATCTGACAAGCCAGGCACACAACAGGCCGCTATGTGTTTCAGTCCGAAAGGATTGCTACCATCCTCGGAAGGCTCCGCCAGGTAAAGCTCATTGAACACACTCTCGGGTAAGTCCCGCTTTGCCGCTTCGATCTCTTCCAAGAAGGGGCGGCCGTCCTTCGTCTTCATGCCGGCGGCCGCAGCGTCGTAGGCCGTAATCTTGTGGTATTCGAAGTCCGGATCTACCCCGGACTTTGCCCTCATAGCCAGCTTATTACCCCAATTCTTTTTATCCTTTGCGTTGCCGATGAACTTTCCTTTACCGCCCGTGCTGGTGATGGTGGACCGCAGGGCGTGCCAGGCGCCTTCCCTGGCCCTGGTAAATTCATCAAAAACAAAAGCATAAACGTCATCCCCATACAGATTATCCGGCTTCTCCCCAGTCTTAAATTCGATCTTTACGCCGGTCGCAAGGGTAATGATCAGGTTTGTCTCATTGGCTGTAAAAAGCTCTTTTTTATCCATGGGCTTCCCGGTGTCTGTCTCGGTCGCCCGCAGTTGAGCCTTCATGCGATTGAAAGCGATCTTTGCCTGGCCGAAGGTAGGGGCTACCCACCACACGGATTGATTGAGGAGCTCGGGGTCTTCGTTGATAATATATACAACCCTTCCCCCCTCTTTGACCAGTTGACCGTTTTCGTCTACAACCAATCTTTCCCGGCGCATGGTTGGATCTCTGGCACATTGTAGCGCCTGTTCGAAAAGCCATACGATGTGCGAGGCTGTTTTCCCGCACTTTGTCGCAGCGAGGCAGACAGTGTATCGGGCCGGGCTATCGATTATTTTCTTTTGATACTCGTAAAGGAAGGGCCGGTTATATTCAATTTCCAGGCTTTGATTGTCCGCTTTCTTTGATCTGGTTACGGCCATTCCGGGAGATTAATGGTGTAATTACTGCTGCGGTCGTATTCTTCTGTCAACCTTCCCCACTTATCGGCTGCCGCCGCAAGCCCGGCATCCTTCATGGTGCGGTATTCGGTTCCATTGCCTACATCATGGCCGATATGCTCAGACTTCAGCCCATGCAGATAGTAATTGATGTGTCCTGTCTTATTCAGCCGATAGGCAAAATCGCTATCATGCATTCCGTACGGATCATATTCCTCATTAAATCCGCCGATCTTGTCGATGGCTGAAAATGGGATCAGCGCATTGCCAAAGGCGGTAAAGTTCGGATGAACCAGGACGCCGCCCATATTCACGGGCTCCGGGCTTTCCAATCCTTCCACGCAATGAATGCCGCACATGCCGGTATTGGGTATGGCCTGCGCAGCGACTACCATAGCAGCCAGCCAGCCGGCGGGCATGAGGATATCGTTTGCCATGGTGACAATCGCGTCGTGCCCCCGAGATCTCGCTATTCCTTCATTTAGGGCAGCAGCAATGCCCTTCCGGTCCACGGTCACCAAGCTGAAGTCGTGGCCCGCGTTGCCAAAGTTCTGGGCTTTTACCCGGGCGGTATAGTCGTGGCGCATGTAGTCCAAGAAGATGATGGAGACTTTCATAACTTATCAATGTAATTTTTCGCCGAACTGATGGCATGCTCGACAGGCGAATAAGTATTATCATACCAAAGAGAGTTTTCCACCACAACCCCATTGGCGTCCTTTATCTCGTAGTGACATTTTTTATAATTTAGGTATTCTTCGGTTTTAATGATATATCCCTTATACTCAATTGTTTTTGACATGGAATAGCTGCGGTGTGAGGTATTTTCTCGGAGAAACCTGGCGGGATTTCCGACATACACTCCGAATTCGACCGTCTTCAGGCCCTTGGTGATTACCGCCCCCATCCCGATCATGCTACATGCTTCTATCCGTTGCCGTTGGTGAATGACAGCATTTAGGCCAATATTTACACTGGACATTATCTCCGCATGACCACCGATCTTGGCGCCACAGCTTACTATAACGTCCTCAACCAAATTAGCGTCATGCCCGACATGACTGTGCTTCATGAGATAGCACCGCTCTCCAATTACCGTCTGCCGCTCTACCCCACTGTCAACCGTCACCAACCCTGTCAGCCGCGCACCCCGGCAGATCAAAACCCCCTTGTCTTCCCCTTCCCTGCCCTTCCATTCAGCTGGAAAGCCAATAACACATAGGGGTCCGATATATACATCGTCCTCGATCTCTACATTGGGGCCGATGACGGCCGTGGGGTGTATGGTTACCATATGGTTACATCGTTGGGTTTATGCTCAGGAATGAAATAAAAGCCTTGTTTGAAATGGTCTTTTGTAGCCAATAGCGGCCATTCGCTTTCATACGCGTTACCGTCTGAAGGTGTCAACCTTACGCGGATGGTATCTGTCGATTCGTCCATAGAGACTATTTCCGCCTCGGCCCTGAACGTCTTTGACCGGAATTTCAGGCCAGCCCTTAATGGTATTGTCTCTTTCATCGGCGATGATGCTTTTTGTGTGAGGGGAAATTGGCCTGTACTTGTAATGGCTTAACTGTCGTGATATTTGCCGCCTCCTCCAAGGCTTTGGCCCTTTCCTCCATTGCCTGCTTTTCAGCTTCGGTAATTTGAATTACAATAGGCGGATTCGAGTTTATGGTAGTCATTACTTCTTGGAGGGCTTTTTCCTGCGCTGCCTCCCATTGCTCGAACCTCTGATACAACGTTGTCACCATCTCCGATACGCACGGAGCGCACCATAGGTCTGCCGTGTAGCCCGGCTGGAACTCTTCGGACATAACCTGCACCATGCGGCTGCGGGTATTCCCGTCCAGGTGACGGAGATATTTCGCATCGCGGAGAGTGCTCCAGTGCTTTCTGTTTTCTTCGAGGAAGACTTTATTTTCCGGTTTCATGAGAGCTTCACTATTTTGGGATAATGGTATAATATCGATCCTTCATTTGAAGAAAACCCCACTTCTAATGCCGATCCGTCAGAAAGATGGATTATTACCCCTTCGTCTTTGTTGGTGTTTTTAGTCACCGAACAAATCATTTTTCCAGACAACAGATCGGTTGCTTCCCTATGCTCATTCTCGTCTCTTAATGAGTTTAATACAGTGCTCATGCGTTTGCTTTTGTAGCGACATACTCCAAAATCTGACGCCGCTCGTTATTGATCTTATGGAAGTTGTAATGTTCCTGGCAGTATTCTGCCAGCCGCTGCCCTTCTTCTTCCCTTCGCGCAGGCCACTGGACCAGCCTTTTAATATGACCGATCCAATCCCGGCTGTTTTTACAGAAAGATACAGGCATGCCGAGATAGGGATGCACCCCGGAAGCAATAACCGGCAGGCCCATGTTCGCAGCCTCCAAGATCTTCAGGTTACTTTTCATTCGGTTGAAAGGGGAATTAACCAGCGGGACAAGGCATATGTCAGCATGGGCATAGGCCGCATAGTATTCGTGTACGTCGGTACCGGAGATGAGCTTGTAAATGTGCTTCAAGTCATAGGTGTAGGAATGCACCATATCGTGCCATTCCTGCTCATCTTCCTGGTAGCCAGCCAGGACCATCTTTATCTTGTCTGAAATGGGCGCTAGGGCTTGAATGGGCCGCTCCAAAAGCCGTATATCCTCTTTATGGGTAATGGACCCCTGCCAGAAAAGGCGAGTCTTATCGGAGCGGGAACGAATTATATTGAATTGGTCTTTCCGTAGGATGGCATTGGGGCAGATGTGGGCCGCCGCTTGCGGTAATATATCTCTTATCTGCTCCGCCAATCTTTCATGCGTGGTCAGGATTACATCAGCATGCTGCAAGTGCCTGATCTGCTGTTTAGCAAATCCCTGATCAATGCTTTCTTTATAGAGGATATGGTGAGGGTCCAGCTCCCAATAGTCGTCTATATCCACGCAAACCCGGAAGCCGTACTTTTCCCGCAGTCGGTTGAATTGCTCCATGCCTTCTTCCGGCAATACCCTATTGTACATGAACAGATCGCACCCTTTTTCGAAATGTTCTTCCTTCAGGCAGTTTGTAATAAAAACATCCGGGCCGTCCATATTCATCAGGGGCATGTATATCCGGTGATACGCGGGGCCGTTGTTGGCTGGGGCGTAGGCGATGATCCTCATAACCATCTCATTTTAATTGCTTCAAACATCGCCCCAACAAAAACCCCCAGCGGCAGGTAAACAACCCCATGCCAGCCAACCAGCCAGCACCCTATCACCAGGGCATACCAGCCAGTCATGCACTTGATACAATTGAACGGTTTGATCGATCCAAAGTGCAGCACCACCACCTGGCAGAACGCTAGGGACAAGGCGATGATTAAAATATTCCAGTGTATCATAAAATCTTTTGACGTATTTCCTGAATAGATTGAGAGACCGTTCGAAAGCAGGAGACATAGGGCACCCTCGTTGCCTTTTCCACCGCCCTGTACGTGCCGTGCTCGATATAAAGGGCCAGCATGTTTTTGTGATACCAGTAAAGCCCTTCGGCCTCTTCCAGCGCCTTTACTTCCTTTTCCTCCCTTGTGGTTCTCCTATCCAACTCGTCCGCTTCATCGAGAAAAGAGGGCGTGGCAACTGCCGGGTTTCTGTTTTCTCCATGTCTCGGCATCCGGTTGTAATGCTCCAGGACTGTATAAACATCCTCTTTCCCATATTCATCATATACCACATTGCCGGAAGGCACCCTGAACTTCTTATAGAAAGGGCTGGTATTCGATTGGATAAGGTTGAGGATCACCCGCACCACATAAAAATCAAGCTCCTTCCGCTCATGCAATCCTCTGATCTTCTCGTCATTCCATTCACAGACAATTGCAATTACCTCCATCTTCAAATCGTCTTGTAAGTGCGCCGGCTCCATTCTACCGATACAGTCGTTGAAGTTCTTCCCGGTGAATAGCTGGTTGATGATGGCGTCCCTTGTCATTGGCTCAGCTCAGGTTTAAGGTTACGGATATCTTCTTTGCCGTTTGGCCCTTGCCTCCTTTTTCCTCAGCCTCTACCTTGACGGTATTGGGGGTCACCCACCCCATCATACGATTGATCTCCGACAAGGCGGTGAGCTTATTCTCCTTCTTTATCTTTTTGGTAGTTCCGATGACCTTTTTGGTGAAGGGGTCGCGTTCCTCCAAAGTCTCTATGCCGGCTATGGCACCGGCTGTCTCATCATCTAGTTGGCTTATTTCTTTGGGGGATCCGTCATCATGGTAGAGCTTGCGGGGGTCCATATATCCCACCTTCTTCAATTCAGCCAGCTGTGACATACGAGTGATTCCAAGCTCTTTTGCGATGGCCTCGATCTCTTCCTTATCCTTCTCCGCCCTGAGCGCTTCGGCAGCCTCCCTGCGCTTCTCATTGAGCAGGCGGGCATCTGCGATGTACCCGTCAATGGTCCGAACCTTGGCGCTGTATCGTTCTGCGAAGAATTGCAGGATATCGGGCCTTGTTTTGCCAGCCCATAGCATGTCTGCGCAGATTTCTGTAGCCTTGGCCTTATTTATTGCGTCCTTACTGCTCACTCATTGCACATTTTAGCGCAATGAATGTACGAGCATTGCAAAAGGTTCCACAAAGAACTAAACAAAAGGATTAGGTGATATTTGCGAAACGGCGATATTGAACGGCGGCTTGTGTGGTATTTGAGCAGTGCGTTTTCTTGATAATGTTATGCCGGTGAACCTTAGCGGTATTGACAGCGATGCCGTACTTGGCGGCAATCTCTTTCGTGCTCATACCGTTAGCTATGTCGATGAGTATTTCGGCTTCCCGCTGGGTTAATCTATCTCTTTTCTTTATTGGCTCTTCCATAGTATTGTCTACTTTTTAATGGGTTACGGCCTCTCTGGTTGGCAATGGTGCTCAATAGCCTGCATTGCCTCTTTGACAGCCTGATCGGGACTTACCCTCCCGGCGGCAACATCCAAAATTATATGCTGCAAAGCATTCCCAAGGCTATTCCAATCTGGCTTCGAAAGCACAATAATTTCACACCGATAAATGTCATATACCGGGGAGTATGCTCTGCATTCAAAAGGGTCTGGTACCGGATTTCCCTCGGGCCAACTACTTTTCTCGTCTTTGACATATGGGAAAAGTTCGATTATTTTATTCCCAAGGGCTGAGGCGGCCCGCATCCTGGTATATTCCAGCAGCTGCGAGGGCTCCTTCATTTGCTTTTCCTGACATTTGTCGATAGAAAATTCTGATTTGATCTTCATTTGCATTTTTTTAGTTTACTTCAAAATCCCCTTCCTCCACGCCACACTGACCGCCTGGGCCATGGTCTTTGCCCGGAGCTTGCCCAAAATGCGGTAGCGTATGCTTTCGACGGTTCGAGTAGATCGATGGACCTTGCCGGCTATCTCCTGGCTGGAATATCCTTCGGCGCACAGCTGTAGGACGATGGCTTCCAAAGAAGATAGCGGGCCGCATTTATCCGGATTAAGGTCTATGCCCCCCGTCTTGATTATCTCCTGGGCGTAGCGCAGCTGGGTTATGATGGCTTCTATGGGGTCGGTCATGGTGATTATTGATTTTCAAGTTGTTTAGGCACAAGGCTGATTCCTGTTCGCTCCTCTATTCCCCGAATAGCTTCCATTTCCCATCGATCAATCTTTCGCAGAAATTCCGTTACCTTTTCGTCATAAATCGGCTCAATTCCTTCAAAACTTATGCGGTATTTTGGTACGGCATATTTGAGAAGTTCTTGCCTTAAGAGGCTGTAATGGTTGGTTACCTTTTGAACTTCATCCATTATCTCCTCGCGCTCCCTTTGCGATAGTGTTGCCGTTCTCATTTGCTTGGTTTATGCCCTTGTGGGCGGTTATTGATTCTCAAAGATGTTTCCAACGACTTCAGCCCTATCTACCTCACCCCCAAATCTGTCCTTACATGGCTTGGTTATCAAAGACATGGCGTAGGATTGAGACGGGACAAATTTTCCTCTCCACAGCTTGAAGCGCTGGAGATAATACCCATTGAAATTGATTGCAACTTCATAAAGGCGATTATCAAAAAGAACCTTGTCCCCTTGGTAAATATCCTTTCCTTTTATGTCGATCAAGCCCGTGAATTGACCAACTGTTTCAGGTCTTACATTGTACGCCCAGGGCATTCCCGCATCGTTTGAAATATAATATCCTGCCGGTGGCTGGCCGGCCAACCCCTGCGAAATCGAGAGAAGGCCGTAATACCAAAATCCATTTATTGATAGTCCCCTGAATTTTATTTCCCGGCTCATAATTGTTCTTCCTGTATTTTATGTTGCTCTATCCTCAACGTATCCTCCATTGCTTGTTCTGGGGTCCTTTCCGGGGGTTTTACCTGTCTCCAGGCATTGCAGCAGGCATAGATCAACCAGGCTGCTATGAGCAGGAAAAGGATGAAGCGGGCGATTGTGACTTTCTTATTCATTTTGAGAGCTTTAAAATTTATGGGTACGGATTAAAAACTAATCGCTTTCGCTAAAACCGATGACTTCTTTCGGCAGACCCCTGTTGGACGACTGAGCGATTTTGATCTGCGTGTTCGTTGTCCGGATGATCTCCCTTGCCTGCGAAGCAATGGCGTCCGCATCGGTATACTGAACTTTCCCGGACTTTAAGCCTATGAGCGTTTCCCATAGGGCTTTTTTAAGGTTGACTGCTGTAAGTTTTTCCATAACTTTTTCCTTTTTTTTGTTTTATTGTGACAATCTTTATCTATCCGGGCACGTTGCCTATCAATCATGCCTTCGAGCTTTTTTAAGATGAGTGCGGCTTCTGCGAAATCCCCGTATTTTTTCGCTGCCATATGGCTTTCATCGTACTTTTTCTTCCACTTCTTATATTCGGGACGCCTGCAATAATCGACATGGGCTTTCATCCTCCTTCGGCGCCATTGCCTGTATTTTTCAGCATTCTTTTGATAATCCCACACAAACCAAAAGGCGTTTTGAAATGCTCTCCAATCCTGATTTTTTCTGTTGTACTTCTTGTCATAAGCAGCTTTCTCTGCTTTCTTTTCCTCGTTAGTTTTATTACTACGCCAGAACAAGCCAAAGCATTTGCGGCTACAGAACATGCGGGCTTTTAGCTTCCTCGCTCTATTCGCATGGCCCGTTGATTTCTCGGTCCACTTTCCGCATTGTGCACAACGAATTTTCATATCGCTCCTTTTAAAGTGGCCCACGTAGAAACGCAGGCCGTTAAAATCCGTTTTAGTAGCTTGTTATAAAATACCCCCGTCCCGGCTGGGAGCTATGCCGTCCTCCGCACTGCCTTTCGGCTCCCCAGGAGGCTGGGGATAAGTTTAGGTTTCCAATATTTCAATACCATAGCAGGCGTGAACCAATTTCACCTTTATCCTATAGGCCCGGTTCTTTCGGGTGATCTCGGATTTCACGTCCTCAATCACTCTTTGGCCGGTTTCCGGCAGGTAATATGAAAAGTCGCCCTCGTAGTCGCAAACGTGTCGCCCATTAACTACGAGCCTTAAAAGCGGGTGTATCTCCAAACCTCGGATCTTGTCCGCCTTATCAAGTAGCTTTAAGACACAATACCGGTTCGCCTCTTTAAGACTGTCAAACTTTATTCCATCGACCACGGTCTTCTTATTGCCGTACTTCGGCTTCTTTTTGGACAGGGCCTTGTATTGCGATATGGTCAGGCGGTCGGTCACGCCTCGTCCTCCTTTCCGCCCAGCTTAATTACTGGGAGCCTGCATTGCTTATCGAACGTGCCCCCTCTGTCGGACCGACATTTCCTTGTAGCCGTCCCAGCTGCGCGGTTAAATTCGGGCTGCCCAGTGACGGTAAAGCGCTCTGCCTTTTGTTTGTCCTTAGCGGAGGCCGCAATAAATCGGTCACCGAATTGTAGATCACGTAGCGTCATGGTCTAACCTCCTTTCCCGCTGCCGACATAAGCGTAGGTATGCTTATTCCCATTTTGGTTGAAAGAAAGTCGAGTGTTTTCTTGTATTCGTCCCGGTCCTTTTGGGCTTCGGATAGCTGGGTGCGCAGGGAGGATATCTCTTTTTGCATCTCCCTATACATCCAGTTTTGCCCCGCCAGGAATGCGTCTGTCAAATCAGCCGAATTGTCATAATCAATCTCTTCTCGACATACGCTTTGACCGTTCGTATCGCCATATTCAATTGCGGCTACATCAGCCATTGCCGCTAATTCATCGCTCATCTTAGGCACTTCCTCTACGGGGAGGGATAGGGTTCCTGTGGGCGCTTCCTTTTCCTCAATTTTGGCCCCACAAACGCAACTATCGCTTTTGTCAATATCAATAGGTCTGTTGCAAAATGGGCATAGGACATCGAAAGCGTCTTCCATCTGTGGTTCCTCTTCGGCCTGGGCTGAGGGGTATTTCAGCTTCTTGAATATCAGAATGAACTGATCTCCTGTCGCCTCGTTTACAACCCCTGATTCTATCCCATCCTTCAAAGCCAGCATGACGAACACTTTGAGGAAGTTTTCGGCGGTTATTTTGACCATTCCGTCTACAAAGGCGTGTTTCTGGTCATCCGTGATGCCGGATAAGTCCCAGACCTGATTTACAGGCAATTTCGGTATCTCTGCGGGCTGGATGGCGGGGACGTCTGCCCCTTCAATATGCCGCTTTAAATCCCGAAGCTCGTTCTTTCTGTACCCCAATTCCTTGATGAAATCCCAGGACGTCCGACGTTCCGGGCTACCAACTGGCACGGCATCGATATTGTTCAAGGAATCCCGTTCAACTTCTATCAGGTAGGCTATTCGCTGATTCACCCACCTTAACACCTTTTCGCCCTCTATCTGGTTGTTGGCGGAGGGGGCGATAAGAGGTGGGGCTATTTCTTTGCAATTTTCACACTGATCTATGCATTCATTATCGCCCGTTTCGTGAAATTTTGCGCAATAAAAAAGGACATTTTCAGATGCTACTTCATATCCAGCAGCATAATCTTTTGCTAATTCATCCAATGATTTGTTCCCCATTATTTATAGTTTATTGGTTTGCGTGTGTTGGGTTGGCGGCTGAGGACCTCGGTTTGTATTTGCTTACCCTCGCCTTAAAGGCTTCAACAGTTTCAACAAAGGGAAAGCATCCCTTATGTCTGGCCATTACGTAGCCTTCGGTTACTGCCATTACTTTTAGAGGCAGTCCGGTGATGACCTCGAAGGATTGGCCTGGTTTTATTTCTGTTTTATCCATTGTCATGAATTTTAGACTTAAGGTATTGGTCATATAATTGTTCGCTGGTAAAAGGACCCTCCGGATCATCGTCGGTTTCTTCCCCCAAAAACCAGCTGTCACCAATTCTGAAGTAATTATTACATCCTTCTTCGGTCACTGCTTCGAGAAAGGCAATGGCTTCTTTTCTCTTCTCCTGGTCCATTTCAGCCCTTAATCGCTTATTCTCTTCGCGCACTTCCTGGTAGGCTGTCTGTAGTTCTTTTATTACTTCGTTGGGATCGGCTTCTTTTAATACGCCAGATAGATCGTTATTCATGGTGGGTGGGTTTATTCGTTAGTAAATTTCCCGAACAAATGTTTTTCCATATCGGATATAAGGATGTATCGCGCATGGAAATAATCAATGATATCTCCATCAATATTTTCCCAATGCGCTCCATTCCATTTAGCTACCAACCATTCACAGGGTTCGCCCGATAAGAACTCGACCAAATACCACTTATTTTTCTTTTTCATTATGTTTAGATTTATATATCCATTCAATTACAAGTGGACCATAATACGCGGGGCCACTTACCGCCATATCAACATAGAACAGGTTCAAGCCTCCGTCGTAATATCCAGTGAACCCGAAACGTCCGAACACCATGAGATGCAATTGTCTTCCTGGTTCGGGTAATATTTCGATAGCTTTATTCATCCTCTGTTTCTTCACGTTTCAAATGCCTTTCATGGATGACCATGACATAATTGCCGTTGGCATAGCCTACTATATTGGGTTCTTCACAGCTGCCACCTGTAAAGTTTGCAGCGACATACATAGCAGCCAATCCGCGTTCCGCGACCGTCATTTGTATGCTGCAACTCCCACCTTCCTCACGTTGTTTCTTTTCTGCTGCTTCGTTGGCTTCCGCTACAAGTTGGTTCGCCTCCATGAGATCAGCCAGCGATGCATCAATCCTCTCCGGCCTTTCGTCTATGATCCCGTTGGCATAAAGACCGCAGTAAACGCAGTTACCAATTAATTTTTTTGCTTCTTCGAGCGTCATAGTGTTTCAGGTTTACCGGTGGAGAATTGCTTATTGATCCTTTTCAAGTTCTTGGATATCCGCCATGCCCTGCGGATGCCAATCCGCCTTTTGTATATCCTGTCCCATAAGGTGATTCTTTCACATCCAACGTAAGCATCGAGGCAATAGAGGAAGCTGAAAAAGGTTTTGATTTGTCTCATATGTCTGAAGGTTTATTGCTCGTAGGTTTTATCGCTTTTGCAAGATGACCGGCATAAACTCCCACTACTTTCCAATATAGCGCCATAGGTGCCTTATGTTTCTTCCAGCAATGATTCGCCTTAGCTAAAGCATCTTCCCTGAGAGAAAGCAGGCATAGTTTTAAAGTGGCCTTGGATGCGTTATCCAGCCCATTGAATGCAGCTAACCACTTTTCCTTTAATTGCTTATCCGCCTGGTGTATCATGATGCCTTTTTCTTTGTGAATTTGTTGTGAATAATCTCGCTATCCAGGATACCGGATGTAGTCTGCAAATACATCGAATCCGTCTTATGCTCCACACTCTCAATCTCTTTTACCGTCTCCCAATACTCTTCAATTGTTATATCCTTGTTCTCTTTAATTAAGTCCTTCATAAGGCGGATTTTGTCGTATAGGTCCATAGGGTCATAGTTGGGCGTTCAATTGCTCTATCTCCAAGCGGAGCGCCTGATTGATTTCCATCTCTTCCTCGATGCGATGTTTCGTCGCTGTCACGGTCGTGCGGTCCCGGTTGAATAGTTTGCCGATATTTCGGTGGGGTATGCCGCAACGACTGGCCAGCAGGTACATGGTAATTTGTCTGGGCCGCCGGACTTCCGCATGTCGATCGGGCTTTGCCATATCTTCCAAATGCATCTGGAAATAGTTGCAACACAACCCTATAACAACGTCCTCATGGACCAGCTGTTCGAACTTGCAATGTCCCGGGACAAAGCACATGTTTTTCACATAGTCGGCTATGACGGTTGGTAGTTCTTCCGGTGGATGGAGCCGGGCCAGCTGGCGAAAGTCAGATAGGAATAAATCTCGGTTCATGGGGTTATTTCTTATGCTTTGATTCTCCGAACTTTATACCTGCCATAAAAGCACATTCCAGACGATTGCGCAGATAATAATCTGGATCTTTAGTTCCCAATGTTTCAGCACTAAGGCTATTCTTTCTCTTCTCATCATTTGCATAAGTTTCCCATGCTATTAAGTCGGGATGTTTTTCCACTTTCGGCGCTTCGATTCTTTTTCTTGCCATATGTTTATTTTATAGGCCGGAGCCTGGGTTAAAAAGTGTAATACGGATCATGCGTAAAAAGCTCATCACTGGTTGTTATCAACTGATTGCCCGAATGCGGATCCTGCCAGGGCAAATTATGCCCGTGTCTTGCCAGGCCGCTGACCACACAGAAGGTAAACCCGGTTACTGCCCGAATCTCTTTCAGGCTTTTCCCTTCCTTCCTTAGCTTCATAATGAGCTGATAATCCTCTTTGAAATATCTTCGGTGTGACATAAGCTTTTATTTTACATCTTCGGTAGGTGGTTGCTTTCTCAAATAGCCGGCTACGGCGCCCCTGGTTTTGTTCTTTTCCTCTTCCACCGAATCATGTACGAACCTGTCATTGACCGGGACCGCCCGGTGTTGGGCCTCTATTTCACGCCTGAACCCCTTCATTTCTTCATGACGTCGCTGACGGTATTCCTCGAAAAGGGTAAAAAAGGTCGGTATGTCCATCCGGTCATTTACCCTGCCCATTTTTCCCTGCAGCAGGTCTCCCAAAAAAAGGAGCACATCTTCAAGCCCCAACTGGTCCTCATGCGATTGGTCAATGATCATATCCGCCAGTTCAACCACCTGATCTTCGTTCATACCCAACCGCACGTTGATATTTCCGAAAGCACTTTTGAGGGCGGCTGTCAAGGCCGTAAGGATCTCCGCCCGTTTGCCTGGTTGCTCTATCAGAGCCGGTATTCTCTCGTTCAACGGCAGTTCGAGCACCTTCCTGTAGGATACCATTCCCCGTTCCTTGTACAGCGCCAGATGATTCTTAACCGCTATCGTATCACCGGCCACCAGTACGCTTAGCAATAGCGGCCTTGAGCTTGCCGTCGTCAAGTTTCCCGCCGGGGACTGGACTGAGAGGTTTCGATTTGTCTCCATGTAATGCTTTTTGAACTATTTCCTGAATGTGGTTTGAGATCGTATAGAGCGATTTCTGGCAGTAGAAGCGGTCCTCGGATATGTTGGCAGCAATTTGCTCCCAAGCCTCAAGGATGGGCTCCGTATTGTGTTCAGGAGCGCCCCGGAGGTTACCCCGCTTGCAGAGAAATGTCGCTATCGACAAAAGGGCTTTGCTATCCCGTTCCCGGTCATCCGGGTACGTGGGTATGGCGGTTTTGAACTTCAAGAGCATTTGCGGAACAAGAAGCCGCTCATCGCTTTGGGAAGCATCGACCCTTTCCCCCGGACCCCCTTTGTTTTCTTCCCCTTCCTTTTCCCCTTCTTCTTCCATATCCTTTTCTTCAACTCTTTCTAAAGGGTATGTATACCCTTTCAATACCCTTTCATACAATCCATATTTTTTGAGAAGGCTGATGATTTTTAGGTGAGGTTTGCACTTTTCGCTGAGCGTGCCGTATTGGAATTGGATAAAATCAACTATAAAAATGCGCCTGCCCAAAAATTCAACCTGACTGCCAAAGTGTGCAACATCATCTATGCTCACCGGCTCGCCAATATATGCGCTGGCCAGCGTCCAATTTGGCGACCAAATACCCGCAACGTCGCATTTGTCGAAAATATATCTTACAAGGCATTTATGCTTTGGAGATAAGGCCATAAACCATTCCTTATCCCAGATCTCGGTATCGGTAAATCTCTTTGCCATCAAATAGCTTTTAATAGGTGTACTGGGTTCGGATTTATCTTGAATTGAACTTCTTTTGCCGGGCTACTTCAGCTTTCAAAACCTCCATATTCTTTTTGATATAAGCCCTCAGCGAATCGTTTAAATTCATGTTTTCAAAGGCGTAGATCAGATAGTCGGCGGGCACATTTGCCAGGGCCGTTCCTTTGTATTTTCCGAAGGGCATTTTGGTATTATCATCGAAATGGATCATGATTCGTTAATTTTCAAATAAGTCTTAATCGCTTTCTTATGGCTGATAGTCAATAAGAAGTGTCTCCGGTAGATATATCGCCGTCCGTATTCATTAACCCCCTCCACATCCACATGCCGTATAGGTAGGCCGTAATCCTTTCTCAAATCGCTCAGGATCGATCGGAAACTGTTGATCCGGAAGTCCTGCTCCGAAATGGCCGGCCTGGTTATAAGACCATACAAGACCTTGGCGATGTATTTTTTTGGCTCTGGTAGCATATTGGTCAATTTTTATCATTTACTCTCCCTGGCGTACCTCTCCTGTTTCTCTGCCCATTGGACAAGATCGGAGTAGGTGAGGGTATGGGGTGATTTTCTCATAATAACTTTCCATTGCTTCTCCTCATAGCATTGTCGTTAATCCAAAGGCATTCTATTCTGGGAGACGCGCCGTCGGCAAAGGCCTTCTTTTCCGACCTATGCCAGCCGGCAAACAAGTCGTCATATAAATCACATCGATAGCCAGAAACAATGGCCATACCCTTAATACCTTTCAGCTGTTCGGCCATAGCCACATGGACTTTATCGTCGATCTCGTGAGCATATGAGGCATTGCCTCTTTGCATGTTCCTGGTAGACTGCGGGTAAGGCGGGTCGAGATAATGAAGCGTATCAGGCCCATCGTGCTGATCTATGATTTCAGAGTACTCCCTGTTTTCTATAATGACGCCCGTCAACCGTTCGGTGAAGTGCTTGATATGGCCGGGATAGTTCGCCCAATCTCCCGCTGGTGTAGTTCCATTTCGGTGAGCATTTGCCCGGAAGCCGGTAGCGTGCTTAGCGTTGGTCCCAGGACTTCCGAAGCTGGCAAAGGATCTCAGGATGGTAAGCCTCGCTCTCTCCAAGGGATCGGCAGCGGCGAGAATTTCTATTTCACCGGATTTTAAAAATTCCGTTCTGGCAAAGGGGGTTAATCTTAAAAGCCGCTCAAGTCTTTGGGCTTGTACAGGATCTCTTAGTATCCGGAAAACATTCACTACAGTATCCCACTTATCATTATAGACCTCGGCATATGACCTGGGCTTTTGCATCAACACGCTGGCCGCCCCTCCAAAAGCCTCCGTATAGATCCTATGCGCCGGGAAATGGCTGATGATCCATTTTGCCAGCAGGAACTTCCCTCCGTGGTATCGTAATATTGGGCGTTTGATATTCGTCATATGAATAATCCTAAAAAGTCTTTCAATCGTTGTTCTATAATCGGTATATGCGCTGCTTCCATCTCGTAAGCCACAAAGTCCAGTCCCAACTGACGCGCTGCAATCAGAGTAGTTCCAGATCCTGCGAAGGGGTCCAGGATGACGCGGCCCGGTTCAATCGGGCAGATCATCTTTATCAAGTAATGCATGAGCGCAAGGGGCTTCACCGTAGGGTGGTTGTTGTAGGCTTTGCGCTCTTCCGGGCTGGGCTTGGGGACATAGAAGAACCTTTCCCAGAAGCGGTCTTCTTCAGTCCATTTGATGACTTTGAAAAAACGGGAGGCGCCGCCGGAATCGCCATGCGCCTGAAAACTACGGCGACCATATTCACCGTAGACATTCTTAGCGGGCAGCGAGGCTTCATTTCCGCTGACGGATCCGCCGGCCTTCCTTTCTCCACTCTGCACATCCATCTCCGCCGCCATGAATTGGTCAAGAATTATATTGGCCGGGAAACGACCTCTGCGATTGGCTTCAATATTCTTGCGATCGCTATCAAGCTTGTGATTTCCACCCGCATAATTTCCTCCGATTATATTCGTTCCGGTACCGAAAGTGGCAGATTTGAAATCACTGTCATTTTGGAATGGGATTCTGCAGGCATCAATATTCAGCGCCCCTACTCCCCACCGAAGGACATTTGCCGCGACCGTTTTTTCGCTTATAGGCTTACGAGCCAAGGTCCAGAATTCCGTAGCGGGCTTTATGGCTGTTCCCCAGCCGTCCCATGCCTTCGCGGCATTAGTAGCGGCTTTAGTAATAGAAAAATCTTCACCGCATCTCTTATCCTCACCAAAATTTCTGTTCTGACCGGAGATTTTTCTCGGTCTAGGATTCCGAGCCGCTGCCGCATGGTTTATCCCAAGAACAACCCTCTCCGCTCCCGCCTCCTTATCAATCTGCTTGCTTATATCCATGGACTTCGGGAACCCCTCTCCATAATGCCATGTAATTATATCCCTGATCTCAAACCCGGCATCCTCAATATTGACGACCATGCGGTGTTGGGTCCTGGTCCCGCACGCAACCAGCATGTGACCACCGGGTTTTAACACCCGATATACTTCTTTCCAGGATTCCACGGATGGCACAGAATGATCCCACTTCTTTCCCATAAACTTCAGACCATAGGGTGGATCCGTCGGCATGGCATCGATGCAGTTATCTGGCAGGTCTTTTATATTATCCTCTAATTTTCCGTGTATGATTTGGTTTAAGGTCATATCTTTTTGCTGGTTTACTCCCCCTTCTCCTGGTTGTGGAGACCCGGGAAGGGGGATGGTGGTTATTTTCTTATGATCACGTAGTCTTGGTATGCTTTCAGTTCTTCTTCGAAAATTTCAATTTTTCTTTGATCGATGAGAGCCTTCAATTCCGGGGATTCGAACCAGAACTTTATGGAGGCGTCCGTCGTATCATAACAGATTTCAACCCGGAAAGATTCCCGCTGTTGCCCTTTGAAGATTGGTAGCGACAGAATGAAATCCACAGGAAGGTTGGTTGTAATGACCTTCTGAAGGCTGTTTGACTTATTCCCGCGCAGATCGGCCTCTTGCGCAGCCTTGATGCTGGCGGTAAAGTCGAAGGCTTGATATGCCTTTAAAAGCTTCTCATGCTGATCCGGTGTTTCGAATAGCTGTTTGGAGAAACGAAGTATCTTCACAAGTTCCGTCTGCGTGAAAGTTTTTGTCCCGTTGATGCAGAATTGTTCCAGATACTGGGTATATTCCAACTTCCCCATTACCTCAGTGCCGTCCTGATTCTCCGGATCAAGGAAAAGCGAGATGGTCCCTTTATCCTCGTCCACTATGATGACGGCGGATTCTTTGGCAACCTTTTGCAGCACGAGACCGTTAATGGCGGTTCTTTTGTCCATAAATTCCTTGACCGCATTGATATTGCCGGTAAATACTATCTTTTTAGGTGCCTTTAAAGGGAGCGCCTCGCCCTCCCGGATTACCAGCTCATTACCGGCATTCTCCAACTTCAGATGTAAATTCTCCATGAATATTTTTTGTTAAAATGTGTGGAATAAAGATGCACGAAAAATGTGCGATTACTCATTGATGGCCTTCCCTCCGGCAATGAACAACTTTGCCTGCGCGTTCTCACCAGGGAGCAATCGTCTGGAAGAAACAAACTCGCCTTTCTCATCGTATACGTTCACTACCCTTTCCTCGGCGTCGATGAAACTGAATAACCAGCCTTTCTTTTCCTCCTTTCGGGTCTTTACCTCAGTCAGGAGCGTCTTGTTCTGTAGTTTCAGCGGCTCGGTTTTTTCCTTAAAACCAGCCTTAATCTTGGCCAGTTCTTCGTCCAAATCGCTGATGGAGATATAATTACTGGTGAGTTGTTCCCGCTTGGTGTCCAATTCGTACTGCGTAAGTTCTTTCATGTATGAAGTCTCTTCTTTCTTATCACAGTTGTCCAGGAGAACCCTGAGCCGGTCCTCTTCGGGAATATCTGCAAACATTGTCTTTGACATATAGTGCTTTTAATTGATGACTGGAATAAAAAGCCCCACGACCCTGCCAAGGGGCAGAATTCAATGGGGTGGACGGATTAAAAACACAGATTAAAAAGCGATGCTGCAGCCAGCCGGTCGCGGGGGAACTATTCTTGCATTGCTTGCGCCTCTTCTTCAGCGCAACGCTTGATATCAGCCATTGCCACATCATTCTTCTCGAAGAAGCGAACAGGACTTACCGGATAGGGGATGAAGCCTTATAAATTTGCATGGCAGCGAATTGCGTGGATGTATGGCGCTCCAATACGCGACCTTCTTCGCCGGCCAGGGTCACCACCCATCCAGCTCGGCAATGAGTTGTATCGCAAGTATGCCAGGTGCTCATATCCAGGGCGGCGGGCTGGGACACAGCTTCAAATATTTTCTGATGAATATCTTTGATGACAGGGATCGGAGGGAAGCCTACGATTTTATTTTCGACGGCTGCATGTTCATCTTTGATGCCATCCCGCCAGCGTTGGCCGGAGCAGCGGGAGCAGCGGGAGCAGTCGGAGCAGCCGGAGCAGCCGGAGCAGCCGGAGCAGCCGGAGCAGTTCCAACAACCCTCATTTGTCTCATTCATCTTCTCCCACTCGGGATATTCATTGGCAAATTCCTGTGACATGCCATTCTCTTTCCAGTCCGTCCGGCGGAGAAATTCGTCGCAATCTTTAAAGATTCTCGTTTTTTGCTGCGTTTGTTCCATTTTAAAAATTATTGTTAAGGATTATTATAAACGAGCCATTCAAGCTCTTTGTAAAACTTCCTGCCTCTTTCTTCATCAGTAAGGAGCGGGGCCAGGACAAAAAACTTTTCTCGTATGTCTGGCCAGTCTGCCATGTTAGGCCATTGGTCAAGATGTCCGGGCTCCATCTTATCGTGACAGCCGCCGAACATCCGGCGCTCAACCCAATTCAAAGGATGGAGGGCTATAGATTCAAAATCTGCCTTCGGGAATATGTGGGCCGCCGAACCTCGGAAATGTACATCGCTATTCTTATGACTCGGTTCGGCGCATCCACATTGGCATGTGCCGGTCATTTCCTTTCTGCGAGCCCGGAACCACTTTTCTTTCACGGTATCGTCCCCTCCGCGCTCTTTCTTCTCGGCTGCTTTTTTAGCCTTAGTTTTGGCTGATTCCTTGGCTATTGGCTTCGGCTCCTTCTTAGGGTCAGGCTCCCGGATACCCAACAATATCTCCCGGCGCTTGCGCATGTATTCACTCTCTGCCATTAGAAAAACTTTCTGGTTTTCAGGTTAAAATCCAATCCCTCCATCTGCACAAAATCCTTCAGGGTATTATCCTCGATGTTCTTGTCTCTTAGGAAGGCGTATTGATTTAGGGTATCAATCGCATATTCCCGAAGCGATGATTCGATAATGTCCTTCTTTTGATCGTCGGTAAGCCCCTCCTGTTTGAGTTCCGTATTCAGGACCTGGGCTATAAGTTTTAGCTTGCTCATCGTATTCCGTTATTTCCGTATGAAGAATATTGTGCTTCCACTTTAAGGGCACTTATACAAGTCCTAAGCGCGTCAATGGTATGCACCAGCACCCGGCTGCATCTTTCCGCTATATCGAAATTGTATTGCGCTTCAGCTACTTTAGACGCTATGTAATCCTTGGCGAGCGAAGGCGCAAAGTATTGCTCATTGGCAATACTGCTGATCATAAGGCTCTCGTACGCCTTTGATTTGCTCTCGTTCAAAATCTTTTTCGAAAGCGCCATCTGGCCACCGACAAAGGCCAGCGATTTGCAAAGCATGCCCATTTGATCGATAAGCCAGGAAACGCTTTGCGAAGCAGTATAATCCTCCGCAGCAGTTTCGAGGTATTCCAGGCAATCCTCTATTCGTTTTGTTTGTAGCGCTTGCATTATATAATATTTACCTTTGCGAACTCCCCATGATATTGTATCGCCAATTTATTGTATTTTCTTGCGGCTGAAATCTTGTCAGCGTATCTTCCCCCATATATGTAAATGCCATTAGACTTCAGTTGAACTTCATAAGTATTGTCCTTCTTTCGATAGGAAACGCCTTTATAGCCAGATGAATTATTTCTGCCAATGCTTCTGTTTTTATTATTTTGCAATACGGTCGCTATTCTCAGGTTTTTTCGCGTGTTGTTCAATCGATTGCCGTCTATGTGGTCAACCATCTCATTAGTCGCATTCATTATTAATCGATGCATAAAAAGAGCTGTTTGAGGGCCGCTAATTCCGTTCTTATAGACAGTCGTTCGTGCGTAAAACTTGTTCCTAACTTTGACGATATGCCATTTGTGAGAGGATAACAACTCTATATCCTGTTCATCAAAAAGGACAGTATGAATGCCGTAGGCCCGGGATGTGATCTGTAATTCCATTTTAAAATAACCAATTAGGAGCTTCAGCCATATAAATGCCATCGTACCGGTCAGACCAGAAGTCATAAGACTGATCCCAGCCGTCGGCTAAGATGCATTCGTTGAATTTTCCAATCAGCCGGTCGTATTCTTCCATCCCCTTTTCTATCAGCTTGTCATGTAGAACATGGACCGATACGCCACCCGTCTTGTCAGCAGCGATGATGTAATGCCGCTTTACGCGTCCATTGCCGCATTGGTACATAGCTCCCTGCATATGGTAATCCATATCTACAATGGTCCGCAGCGCCTTCCTCGGTGATGCATCAGCCATGATCTTCAGGTCCATGGTTGCCTCGTCCCCATCACCGTCCAAAAAACCATGGAACTTGAAATTTTTATACTCCCATTCCACCGCCTTCTCATGGATGGGGCAGAGACGGAGAACCTTGGCGGCAGCGCGGTTATTTTTCACCTTGTCCGCAATCATTTTTGCTGCGAGATATTCTTGCGGGTCTATTACGATCCGGCCACCGGCTCCGGCCAGCACTTCAGCCTTCCATTCTTTATATGCCTTCGTTGCTCGTGGTTTATCTCCGCCAATAGCCTGGCATTTTGCAGCATCATCAAATGTGAAATACCGGTTGTCAAAGTCCTGCTGCTCCAGGATCAGGCAGTGAACCATAGACCCGAAAGCCATTGCAGGGGTTGTTTCGCGCTGCCTCAGCTTGTATTCCACAAAGCTGGCAGGCGACTCTTTAAATGCGCTGAGAGCGGAATACGACAATTTCATTTCCCCACGAAGTAGCTGTGTGACAATATCCTGAAAAAACACGTCAGGCTGGTTGGCTATTTCCTGCATTTCTTTTGGCTTTTAATTCGACCTGCCGGGCTCCCAGCAGCGTCATGAATAATGGAACGTTGTGATATTCGGGATTAGACTTGTAGATGTTGACAAGGTTCTCGGCATCGGCTTCAGCGATCACCGCCTTTATTTCCTCGGGAAGTTCGTCTGCTTTGGGCTGAGCATCCTGCAGCTTCATTTCAAGATTGCTGTAGTTTCCCACATTCTCGTCCTTGCGGTTGATATCCTTTCCGAATAGGCGCCCCAGCTTTTCGGCGGCGTCCTTGAATGCGTAGGATTCAGCAGCAGGAGCCGCCATCTGCACAGCCAGAGTATTTACCTTGGAAAAATCCGTGGCCGCCGCGCCCTTCTCTGTCTGAATAGGTGATGCTCCGATGCCATCCTGCCAATCCCATTCACCGGTTATTGGATCCAATATGTGCAGCCGGACGGTCACCACAACGCTATTGGCGATTACTGCCGTGGTCTTTAGCTCTACCCGCCATTTCAGGAAGATAGAGGTAAGAAGATATTCAATGATCCCGATGGGGATATAGTTCGAATTGTTGGCGAACTTATTGACCCTGACCCAGCGTTGGCTCGGCGCCTGGTTAAGCAGGCGATTCAGGTCGTTTTGCTGTCCGGCATGATCAACATCCTTATAGAGGTCGTCTATCGCCGGAAGCGGTCGTTTGGGTTGTGTTGCTGGTAAATTAGACATCGTTCAGTTTTTAAAGGGTTAGACCTCAACGGAATTTTTAGCCAATAATTCCCGCGTATATAGGTCGATAAAATGTTGCTGGAAAGCACGGCTTTCATCCGAATGGCCGGTATTGAAATGCTCGTTCTCTTCGATGAGAGTAGCAACCAGACAAAAAAGCGACTTCTGCACCAAGGTGTTGGATAGGTAGACCTTTTTGCTTTCGATGTTCACTTGCGCCAATACCCGCTTATCTTCGAAAAAGCCGTAGACAAATTCCAGTTCCGGATGTATCACATACTCGCAGTGTTCCAAAATAGTGAGCGCCTGTTTAATCTTACTTTCCGTCCGGCTATCATAGTCCTGGTAGAATTCACACGCCTTGGACGCAACCACCAATGCGCCAATGCCTTCAAATTGCTTTGTTAATTCAACGTAGACCATTTTAGGAACCACGATCAACTTGGCCGCATCCACGGTGATGCCCCTCGCTTCGATCTTTTCCAGAGCGTCTTTGTGGATCAATTTGGCATTGCCGAGCACATTTTTCCAGCTTTCATTCCACGTGCAATACCAACCATAGCTCATTTGGTCGCCGCCTTCATAATACCCCTCGTTGATATTTTCCAGAAAATAGGAAGCAACCTTTTCATTGGCCCGGCTGAGCGCCTGGACCATCTCGTATGACCGATGCCCCTTAAATTCCCGTAGCTCATTGAGTTCAGCATTTTTAACATCATACGAGAAAAGCGACTTGCTTTTTTCTTCCTCATCGATTAGTACGCCGTTCTTGTAGATTCTTAAACTCTCGCCGCCGGGATATATGGCGTGGCAATTGCTTTGCCAGACAGGTTCCAATCCGTGAATGAAGTACTTCGTCCAATTATCCAGAACCGCCTGTATTTGGCTGTCTATCTGAATAAAAAAGGTAGTCGTACCTTCGGCTCCTTCGACAAGGGAAGTGATATCCTTTTTCGCGCCGCCCTCATCCAGAGCATTACACCAGATTTCACGGACAATCATCCATGCTTTCCAATCCTCACCCATTCGAGTAGTTATAGACGTCCGCTTACCATTGATACAAATAATCTCAAATACTTCATCTCGGATGGTTTCATTCTCCGTTGAGAGGTCAACCAAGTCAGTACCTGAAAATATTTTGAAGTCCAGGTTATTGCGGAATAGGAACGCCAGGGTATATTTTAGACCCGTGCCGAACTGGCCTATTTTGAATTCGTCATTCGACTTCGTTGTTCCGCCCATGAGAGCTACCAAGCGAATGTCTAAAACTCCATCGTTTTGAATTTTTAAATATTTCATATATTTGTCTTGCTTTACGTATTTATTACTTCCTTTTAGCCCGGGTGCAACCGGGCTTTTTTATCTTGTGATCGAACTTTCTTCCGGCACTGGCCTTACTCTTATCGTCCTTTCAAATACACACTTTCTATCTCCCCATTCTTCCAACTCAGCGGTTAAAGGCAGTTTATTTTCAATGATGATTCTTTGGGCCTTTGCTTCGAAAAAGCAGGCTGCATGAAAATTGCTTACTCTGTATATAAGTTCGTCCTCATAGACCCTGACGCGGGTACTTGGAAAGAGAGCCAAAAAAGTGAGTAATGCCTGCATGATGATTTTTTAAATAGGGCCCGGCACTTCTCATCCCGCCGGGCCTGCTCAATAACTCGTGTGTCACTCAGAAGCTGCGTCGCCTGCCGCTTCCTGGTTCGTTGCTACTTCAGCCGTCTCGTGGGAGGTCTTGGTTTCCTCTTCCTCGTCGCCAGGACCGAAGCGTTTGAGTTCATCCGGTTTCTTCATGTTCTTGTTTTTTATGATGATTAATAGTGCGCTTTGAAAAAACTGAGACTGAGAATAGCCTCAGTTTACCAAACCTAACTGCCTATGATGACTATAAACTCGCTTGTTAAAAAAGGGCTGGCTGTTACCTCAGCCCCTTGCCGTCTATTCCGGCTGTCAATTTTTTCCACCCTCCTTTTAGGTTCGCGTATCATCCATTTTTCGTTTGCCTGCCGGCTTGCCATTATCCGGCTCTTTTGATTCACCTAAAGCTCAGGCATAGGGACATTCCTATCTCTGTTGTATGTGGATTGTGGGAAGAGGTGGATTCGAACCACCGAAGCCGAAGCAGATGATTTACAGTCATCCGGTTTTGTCCACTTACACTACCTTCCCAGGGATCAGCAGAGTAACAGGTCGGTCACGTGATGCGATTGCTGCCCCTTGCTGCTGTCCGTCTAGCTATAGCTATTTTGAAAGAACTGTCTTAAAAGAGGCCCCGCAAGCTCGGCGGGGCCATACCCCTAAATCCCTATGAAACGCCGAAGAACTTAAAAAAGCGCCGGCAACCAAGTCCGCCAGGACGCGCCGGCGCTGTATAGATAGAGCCTGAATCAAAAAATATCTTCCGGATCTCTTTCGCCCCAATATCTACTATGCCTTCCCTTTCTGCTTAATATCTCCCTGATGATCCGCAGGGGCCTTGCAATCTCTTCCTTCAATATGGCCAGACAATGACCGATAAACATGGCGGCGCAATAGAGCCTACCTGTGACCGTGAGCACATATAATGCGGCGAGGAAAACGGATGCGCCTAAATAGTAAGGCCACCAGGTGATAATAAATTGTGAAAAGCTGGACATATAGGTTGAATTTTAGCATCCGTTGTCGTGTTGCCGCTCTGCCTGGTCAAGCTGCTGCATCAGTTCCTTCTTCCACTTCTCTGCCGCTGCCAGCGTTATCACAACACCTACCATTGCAAGGAAGGCGACGAAAAAGGGTACCATTTGCATAAGGAAAGGATTAAGAGGATGACAGGAAATCCGATAGCGCTTAACACAAGCAGACATCCGAAATAAAGGGTTACGTCTTTGATGATAGTTTTCATTGGGTTATCTTTTTGTCTGATTCAGCGCTAGGAACATCCACTGTAGCATCTCCTGGGCCTGGGATTGTGTTTTCATATAACGGGTTTGGGTTTAGCCATGACCACACGCGATCTCAACCACTTGTCAATCTCCGCCGCATCGAACCGGATCATTCCACCAGGTAATACAACCATCGGTATCTGCCGGTCGTTTACATATCGGCCAATGGTGCGCCTGCTCACATTGAGCTTTTCGCAGAGTTGGTTGGTGGTGAGTAGCGCGTTCATGCTATTAGTACGAAATACGTTTAACCATATGAGTATTCTGTTGGTAGCTACCGGAGCAGCCTACAAAGTTCTTGGATGTACTGCATGGGCACGTGGTGCCTTCGTGGATCGTGCTGCAGCTGGTCAGAAACATTATTGCAGCCAGGGCGAAGATGACCAGGAAAATAAATCCGGCCCTTATGTCTTCGCGTGTGATGGTGAATGCTTTCATATAAGAATTGGTTATTGAAATGTTAGGGGTATTGACAATGTGGATAACTGATATTATTTTTGTCTCACATTAGGCTGTTGCCTTCTCTTCCTCTCTCCTATCGCTAAGCCGTGCCCATATCCGCTATAAATATTCCTTGATAAGATTTGCCTTCTCTTCGTAGAAAGCAGCCATTACCTTGAAAACCTCGTCACGACACTTGCCGGTTGTAAATGCCCGATTGAAAGTGTCAGGCGATATATCTCCCGATCTTTCCGAGAGCTTATCAGCGTCTCCGGGGGATCTAAGGGCTAACCATTTTTTCAGTATCTTGTCCGGGATTACCATTCGATTGCGTTATTTTGCGTTTGATGGATCAAATGTAGGTTGAATAATTCATCCTTCCAAATAAAAAGGAAGAAATTTTCAATCTTTTTTCATCCTTTTATAATCTGTTGATAAATAGATGGTTACAGTAGATCAAATAAAATCATTGGTTGCCCAGATAAAGGAAATTACGGGGCTGAAACAATTCGAAATATCGAAGGAGGCGGGCTATGAGCCTAAAACTTTGGGACAGCTTATTAGCAAGGGGGTTAATCTTGAAGAGCCTTATGAGCAATTGAAGAGAGTGTTCGGACAAAGATTGAAAAATTCACCCCAAACCACAAGTCAAGGCTTTGCGGCGGACCAGCTTTTTGCAATGTTCCTGGAAGTTACGAAGGCACAGACCGCCATACTTCAAAGCATCGAAAGTAAAATGGCCCGGGAAACAACCCAGGCAGAAATTTTGAAGATGGTTATTGATCAGCAAAACTCTTTTGCCAGATCGGATAAAAATCAATTGGGTCTTGCTTCTCTTGTGGGTGAACTTCTAATGAGAGATTTTGTTCGGGAAGCAAAGAGCAACCCGGGTAACGTTCAGAAAATCCTTCAAGATTTTTTGCGAAGAATTGGGCCAAAACTGACCCC